GATATGCTTCCTAAAGCACCCCGTAAACGTTTAAGATTTAATGATGAATTTGGATCTTGGGACGATAATAGGGAAGGGGAATTACAAGTATGGATACCTCCTACGTTTGATGCTAAATATGTTATAGGGGCTGATGTATCTTTAGGTACTAATCAAGATTATTCTATAGCTACAGTATTTAATCCTGAGCGTCAACTATGTGCTATGTATCGAACGAATATTATGGACCCAGGTACATTTGGAGATATTCTATTTTATTTAGGTAGATATTATAATAATGCTTTATTAGCTGTAGAAAGTAATAGTATAGGTAATACAACGTTAGATCGTCTAATGCAAATGTCTTATCTTAATTTATACTATGAAACTAAAGTAGCATCTATGAGAACTAAAGATACTACTCGATTAGGGTTCCGTACTACTGCTGCTAGTAAACCTAGGATTATAGGATATTTAAAAAGGTTGGTAGAAGATCTAGATATAGATGTTCCATCAGAAATTATTATCCAAGAATTAAAAGATTATATTGCTAATGATAATGGTAAGACTGAAGCCCTATCGGGTTCTCATGATGATACCATTATGGCTATAGCAATTGCTATGGAAGTATTAAGAACCCATAGTGATAGATTAACGTCTGATACTGTTTCTTGGCGAGATAAAACCAATAGTTATATGGAGGATTCTACGACATGGCTGTAGATAATGCCAAGATTGCTGCGGCTAAAGAAAGACTAAAAGATCATCCGGGTGGTGATAACCTTAAGATGATTACTGATAGTAACAAAGCTAAAGAATATCAAAGGAGGTCTGTTGAAGCACGTAAGAGGAATAAAGAGCGTATTCAGGGACTAAAAGCCTTCTGGAAAGACTTCGATAAAGCAGGTCTAGAAATTGGCGGAGATGATATTAAAGGTCTTGACGTCCTAAAATTTCTCATGAAGAAAGCTATTCATGATGAAGACTTTGAGTTAGCAGGGCAGTATGCTGAAAAGATTGCCCAGTATGAAACTCCAAAGCTAGCTTCTCAACAAGTTACACAAACTAATATTGATCTCAAAGATCTGTCTGATGAAGAATTCCAGGCAGAATTGAAGAGGCTAGAACAAGAAAACTCTAAGTAAAATACAGAGTTAAAAGATTTCTACTATGTCCTCACCTGCGTCCGGCAGGAGTAGAGAACCGGACAACTTAAAAGTGCATTATGCCAGTTAAGTCTGGAGCGCACTGATAAAGCGTGTAGTGTACTTTTAAATTTTCGTAAGGCGTAGTAAGGTTCAGTGAGTACACAGAAGACTACGCAGAAACGAATTTATATAGATAGATAGGTAGATAGTATGTCTCGATTTATGCAAGTCCCGCAAGAGACTCCAAAAAAGACTCAAGATAAACCTAGGGAACTCCCTAAGGTAGGCTCTTATTCTTCGGAAAATCTTAGTGAGACTAAAAAGATTCCAACCAAAGGAGGCTATAGATAATGGCAGCCTATGATGGTTATAAACAAAAAGTTACTGATGATCAGTTAGTTAATCTAATTGAATCAGGAGTACAAAATTCTATTGGTGATTGGTTAAACTCCTCAGACCTTACAAATGAAAGACTTAAGTCTACATATGAGTATGCAGGGGTTTCAGCGGGTCACTTAGCACCTCAAGGTGTATCTAGTATTGTAGATACATCAACTACCGAGACAGTAGAAGCGTATGCCGCTATTCTATCTGATTTATTTTTAAACAACCAACGTTTAGCTAGATTTGTACCTTACAATGATACTCCAGGTGCTTTTAAAACAGCCAAGGATGCTTCTCTACTAGTTAACTATTGTTTGTTTAAGCAGAACAATGGATGGGAAATTCTTGAAGCATGGATGAAATGTGCCTTGCTTTGGAAGAATGGTGTTATCCGTTGGGATTATGTCGAAGACTATGAATATGTTTTCGAAGAGTATGAAAAAATTACTCAAACAAGATTAGACGAATTATTGTCTGAAGATAATATTGAAATTGTTGGTGAACTTAATTTTGAAAATGAAATTTCCTTAGAAGGAAATACAGAGTTTGTTTATGTAGATGTACGTCTACGCCGTAAGGTAAACAAATCAAAAGTTAAGTTAGATCTTATTCCACCAGAAAACTTCCGTATTTCCCGTGATGCCTCTGCTATTGATCATGCAGAATTTGTAGGCATTCAAACTTCATTTACTCGAAGTGAAGTACGTAAGATGTGGCCAGAAATCTCTGAAACATTAACAGAAGATGACTGGAATGAGATTGGCACTAATCAGTATTGGAGTGGTAACACACGTTATAGTGAAGATGTTGCTGCTCGAAAGCTTGTTACAGGTCAAGAGTATTGGCAGGGTTCTGCCTCTCATGACGTGACACCGCTTGAGGCGAACCGTGAAGTTACGGTAACCGAGTGTTGGATGAAAGTCGATAGAGACGGGGATGGTATTGCTGAGCTGAAGCGATTTATTCTGGCAGGAACTCATATCCTGTTAGAAGAAGATGTTGATATGATACCGCTTGCTTCATTGTCTCCCATCAATATTCCGTTCGAGTTTTACGGCTTATCCATCGCTGATTTTACGCGTTCGTCCACCCTAGCATCTACTGCAATTCTGCGTGGATTTGTTGAGAATACTTATTTAACTAACTATTCTCCAAAGCTTGCAGATCCAAATGTAGTAGACTTTAGTGCGCTTCAAAACATGAAACCTAAGCAGATTATCCCTACTAATGGTAATCCTGCTGCTGCTGTTTCAGCTATGGTTCCTGAAACCTTAAATACTAGCACTGTTCCTTTGTTACAACATTTACAAGTAATTAAAGAACAAGCTACAGGTATGTCTAAGGCTGCTCAAGGTCTTAATGATACGTTATATGTCTCTGGTAACTCAGAGCAGAAGTTAGCGGCTGTTCAGTCGGCTTCACAAAAGCGTATTCAACAGATTGCCCGTAGATTTGCTGAAACTGGTTTTAAACGTTTATGTCTTGGTATTTACCAAACTATGCGTAAATGTATGAATCAAAGTATTAGTTGTAACGTTGCAGGTAAGTTTGCAGATATTAATCCATCAGATTTACCTTATACTCTTGAGTGTGAAGTTTTTGTTGATATTGGAGAAAACTCTAATCTTAACAAAATTCAAAAGCTTAAATCAGTTGCTGGAGAGATTGTTCCAGGATTACAAGCTCAAGGTGCAGGGATGGTTATTAAACCAGAAACTCCTGCAGTTCTTACTAATCAGCTGTTAGAGGCTATGGGCTTAGATGCAAATGACTTTATGGTAGATTATACTACAGAAGAGTTTAAGCAAAAAGCTGCTGAAGCAATGCAAAAGAAAGCTCAAGAAGCTGAACAAGCTAAACAACTTGAAGTTGCTAAAGCGCAAGCTGATGTACAGCTACAGCAAGCTAATGTGGGTTATACTCAAGCACAAGCTAAAAATACCATGGATGATAATAGTAGACAAATGGCTATTGCTATTGATCGACATTATCAAGAGTGGGCTGATATGGCTATTAAAGCAGTTAAGGAAGGAGCAGAAATTCCTCCTCATCCAGACTTTAATGAAGTAATTGCCATGACACAACAAATCATGAATCAAGGACAATAATGGAAAAATACCGTAAGGCAGGCGAGAAGAGCCTGGGTAACAAAGTTCATCCGGATATGATCGCTAAAGAAGCTCTTGTTAAATCAGAGTTTGCCTCTAAGGAAAGGCAAGACTTCTTTGACGATGCATATGGAGAACTCCTAGTAACATATTTTATGCACTGGCTTAAGACCGATCCACATGAAACAAAGACAAGAGAATTTATTTATAACTCTGCTTTAGCATTAGGAGATGTACGGACTAAGCTAGTAGAATATGAAATGCTAGGTAAAAATATCAAATTTATGGAGGACAACAATGCGTGACATTGATTATAAAAAATTATCAGAAAATTTAGATACAATGATTAACCTCTTGGAATACGATTCAATGCGTAGTCCGGGAAAAGCAAAAGTAAATGCAGATACTTTGGTGAAATTATTTTCACTAAAAGATCGTTATGCTGAAGCAATTAAACCACCAGTACCTCAAGCTGCTCTTGTAGAAGAAGCACCTAAGAAGACTGTTGGTCGCCCAGCAAAATCAAATAACTGAGGACAATAAATTATGGCTAATGCAAACGAATCTCTACCCACGGATGACATTCCTGCTGAAGCAAACAATGGCCCAACAGAACAAGAACTCTTGGATGCCGTTCTTCAACAATCACAATTTATTGAAGAATCGCTACCCGATGAAGAGATCCCTGAAGTTGGCCCGTCTGAATCAGATGAAGAAGACCCAGAAGAATCTGATGAAGTCGTTAATGGAGAAAGTGAAGAATCTGAATACGAAGATGAAGAAACAGAAGATGAGGATGCTACGGCTACCCAAGATGCTACTGTTTATGATTTAGAAGATTTAGACTTAGATGCACAGGTTATCGTTAAAATTGATGGCGAAGAAGTACCTGTATCTTTTAGTGATCTTATTAAAGGTTACTCTACTGAACAATCTCTTTCTAACAAGGGTCGTGAGTTAGGTGAAGCACGTAAGGAACTAGAAACAGAACGAGAAGCACAATTAGCTGAGATTAATAAAATTGGTCAAGCTAGTGCAGCAGTTCTACTTTCTGAAGAACAGCAATTCGCTAAACAGTATCATGATATCGAAGCAAAAATTAATGAAGCTCGATCTAACGGTGATACATACGAATTGTCTGAACTTAAAGATCAGCGAGAGCAAGCTCAGCAAAATTATTGGAATGCACGTAAGAAACGTGAAGGTATTATTTCTCAAATGGAAGAGCAACAGGGTGCTGTTTATGAACAACAGTGGAATGAAGCTTTAGAAAGTTTTAATAATACTATTAACAATTACGTACCAGGATTTAACGAAGAAGTAGCTGGAGAGATTCGTCAGTTCGCACTAGACGAAGGAATTCCAGAAGAGTTTATTGACACTGTTGTCGATCCTGTTATGGTTAAATTTGTTAACGATTATCGTTTACTTAAGCAA